TCACATAAAAGTAGTTCAACTTGGGAATAGGCATAATATTGTGGCAGATAGATAATGGTTCCCAAAATCATTACTAGGACGCTACCAAAGAAATAGAGAGCAAAAGTCAGTAGGAAGTGTTCGATATCTGGATTTGTCACGTCGACAGATGGAAATTCGGGATGAAGTTCCACAAATTTACGAGCCATGGCACTGCTATAAAAGAGCAAGTAGACTCCAAAAAGATTAGGGATGCTCCATAAAAAGAGATAGAAACGCTTGAGTAAGAGCGTTAGAAATGTCTGGGTAAAGAAGCGGTTGTCAAGCAAGGACAGACTATCTTTAAAGGAAAGCTCTATCTCAGAAATTCTGTAAAGATTAATCGTGGTAAAGAGAGCACCAGCTAGGATGATGGAACTTGTAAATCCAACGGCTATCGGAAAGAGAGCAGACTGGATTGTAATCCCTAAAAAACTCAAGAAGGACTGTTCAAGAATGCCTTCATCAAGTAGGGATAAAGGTCTTATAAAGCTCGATAGAATCAAGAGAATACTTGGTAATAAAAAGACAAGCAGTAAGCGAGGGTGCTCGACTTGAAATTGTCTAGCCTGCTCGCGAACTTCTTTTAAATTAATTTTTGGGTACTTCATTCTTTCATTATACCATAAATAGTACACAGCTTGCTAATCCATTGAAACCAGTGGACTTCTAGTGTGTTAAGCAAAAGTGAATACGAGATTGAATACGACTTTACTTTTAGCTGGAGCGGATGAAATCCATGAACTGGTCAACGACTTCAACACGTTGATTATCATTGATGTGGGTATACATATCAAGGGTGATTTGAACATTATTGTGACCGAGTCTATCTGAAATGATTTTTGCTGTAACACCAGCTTCAAACAGAAGAGAAGCATGTGTATGCCTAAATCCGTGAGGTGAAATTTTTTTAAGTTCTTTGTGTTTACAAAAGAATCTGCTAAGCTTCACTTTCATAGTTGCGGCTAAAAGCCATCCCCCTATGTCATTCGTAAAAATATAATTCAAATCATGTTTGTAAGGCACACCAGCCTGGAAATATTCTTTTATTTGCTGTCGTTTCCAGAGTTTCAAAATATTCAGAGTTTCATCATCTAAGGTGATAACCCTCTTACTCCTTTTGGTTTTAGGGTCCTGAACAGTTTGTTTTTTGCCAATCACGACAGCCGTGCGAGAAATGCTTAACCGTTTATTTTCAAAGTCAACATCTGACCACATGAGGCCGATAGCTTCTCCAGTTCTCAAGCCAGAAAAAGCGAGTAAGTGGAAAAAAGTGTAGTCTACAGGTTTAAAATTTGCTTTGGAAACTTTAAGGAATTCGGTTAGTTCTTGCTTTGTATAGTAGTTTTCTTTGCCCTTTAAGGGTTTATTTTTAGGCTTGATAATCTTGTCTAAGGGATTTGACTTAATGATGTCAAGAGAAGTGGCATACTTGAAAATACGGCTAATAACAGAGTAGTAATTGGAATAGAGGACATAGCGATTGCTTAACTTTATAGCAACCTTCTGACAATAAGCGACATTGATCTGCTGAATCTTCATATCTGTAAAATATGAGTCAATCATAACATTAAGTTTCTTCTTAGTGTTCTGATAAGTTGTTGGTTTTACAGTGCTCTTGTAGCTTTCAAGCCATAACTCAGCGACTTCAGCGAAAGTAGGATTCTGGAAATCCTCATTGTTTGAAAAACCATTTTCTTCTACATCTAAGAGAAGGTCACGTTCGGCAGTCTTTGCCTCTTTTATAGTTTTAAAACCACGTCTTGTTGTGCGTTTTTCTTTTCCAGTAGCAGGGTCTATGCCCAGGTAAGTTTGAAAGAGGTATCTAGTCTCTCCTTTTTTTGTAATGTATTTTTTTATCATAAAATGTCCTTTCTTTTCGATTGCTTGCCCGCATAGTTGAAAAGGTGTAGAACTTATGATAAACTATAGTTGTATTTTTTTATCATCCTTTCGATTGCTTGTCACATGGAAGGTTGAAACCTCACACTCAAAGATGGCGGTCGGAGAGTGTGGGGATTTTTTTATTCATTTAATTTTTCAATAGCTTTCAGGGCCTGCTCTTCAGTAAACTGAGCATCTTTATCTGTCAAACTTTTAAGTATTTCTTGGTCAGTCTTACCTGCACTTCTTTCTTCTTTTGCAATATCGAGCGCTTCATCAACCCAAACATCACCAACATTCTCAACAGCATATTGAGCAGCTTTCTTTGAATATTTGTGACTCGCACTTTCTGTTAAATACCAAAGAAGTGTTTTTTCAGAAAATGACGCTTTACTTTCGACAAGTTCTTGAGCTGTTTTAAGTGCATTTGTTTTTTCTTCGTCAATTTTGCTGGAAGATTGTTTTGTAAGACTATTCGATACACCAATTGCTAAGATAATGACCAATATCCAAAACCAGACTTTTTTATAAAAAGGCTTTGAATTAGAACTTTTTTCCTTTTTCATAACATCTCCTTAAACTATATTTGCTAAATTATAATATTCCTCTTTAACCATGATCTCACTTGTCATGGTTTTTAGATTGTAATATTTAAGTAATCAAACTCTGTAGGGACGTCAAGGCTCTTCAGAGCGTCTTAATAGAATCTTTTGTTATTCGGATTCTTTCGATAAGTGTTGTTGAATAATTAAGGCTACATTGGCTTTTTCTTCTTCGGTCATAGGAGGTTCGTTTGGATCGTCTACCGAAAACTCGATAGCATGCCACTTATCATTGACTCTAATCCACTCTCTTCGTCTATGACATTTGCAGTCTAGGTTGTGTTTAATCACTTCCATTGGTCTGCTTTCACTACTCATATTATCCCTCTCTATACAAATCCACGACTTCACCGATAATTCGGAAGTCTGTGTCTGGTGTGATTGGCATGTCCTTGTATGCTGGATTTAGGCTATGTAAGTATGCTTGTTCTTTGTCAATGACAAGCTGCTTGATATAAGCATCACCGTTGTAGTTAAACACTCCGATAACACCATCATTTAAGTCCACGCTGGTCTGAATGAATACCAGGTCGCCGTCGTGATAGTCAGGTTCCATGGAGTCCCCTTTAATAGGGATGACAAAATCGGCATCGATATCTACTGGCAACTCAATCCGTTCCACTCGTACATCGTTCAAGTACTGGCCTGTACCTGCAGAAGCTGGGTGGTCGTAGTAGTCATAACTATAGAGCTGAATAGCTTCCGATACTTCGTTTTCCTGCTCGTTCAGTTGCATCTTTGCATAATTCAGGACTTTTACTTGTCTTGGAGGGTTTAGTTCATCGTAGATTGATTGGATTTGGGAAGCATTAGAAGAGGAGTCGTTTTGAATTGGAGGGAAAAGGTCGTCAATCGAAATGTTAAAAGCATTTGCTAAGTCAAACATTGTATCCTTTTTAGGCGATCTAAAACCTTTCTCATAATTACCGATAGCATTTTTACTTATCCCTATCTTAGCCCCTAATTCTTGTTGAGTCCAACCATTTTGAAGCCTATATCGCTTTATATTTTCGCCTATTACAATGGCAATTTCTTCTTTATTCATGATGGAATCCTTTTTATTTTTCTATAAGTAAAGTATAACACAAAACCCACGAAAAGAAAACTTTTTTTACTTTTTCGTAAAAAAAGTATTGACAAGCCCACGAAACGTGTGCTATAATTAAATCAAGCTTAAGGAAATAACAAAAACACACCGGAGGGAAACACCATGAACACAGGACTTACAACACAAGAACAAATCGCACTAGCAAAAGAAATCTTACAAGTTAAGAATCGCAGAGAACGCTCATTGAAACTTGGAGAAATCCTAGATCGTGAAAAACTATCATCAGATGATATGTACGCATTGTACAACACACTACTAACAGCCATCAGAGTTTACGGCGATGTCATCGGATTTGACGACAAAGACTTTCAAGAAATGGCTCTTACAATCTTAGTTCTTGAAAAGGTTGAAGAAGCGAAAGAAACTAGGGTAGCGTAGAGGGGCGCGATTCCCCTCCTAGTTATTGCTCATAGAGCGAAAAAAGAGAAAGGAGTAGAAAAATGAGACCAAGACGATATCCGTATAGCGGGAAAAGAAAAAGCCTTGAAAGAGAACCTGTAAACAGCGTTGACATCAAGGCAGGTACTATTAAGTTAGATAGTTCAAGTATAACCTTTAGTAGCAGTAAGATTACTATTAAAGGTCAGTCCATTACTAGTGTGTAAGTTCCGTCTGGGCTGATGCATTGGAAATCAGCTTGGATGAATTTAGATAAGGAGGTAGGAACGTGCAAATTTATTTGTATCAACTAAGAAAAGAAAAAGGTATTACACAGAAAGAATTAGCTCAAAAGCTTGGAATTTCTGAAACAGCATATCGTCAGAAAGAGAAGGGACAACGTGCTTTTAAATCAGATGAAATGTTTATCATCGCCGATATTTTAGGAAAAGATATTGGCGAAATTTTTTCCGATTCAAGACCACGAAACGTGGTTATTTAAAACCTAAAAAAGCACCTGACGGAAATCAGGCGCATACTAAAATAATTAAAACCATTATATCACAAAAATGCTTGCCCGCATAGTTGAGAGGATGTAAAAAATGGAAGGTATAACATTA